ATAACTTGCTTGCCCCGCATATGAATATGCTGGCAATTGATTGGTATCGTTGTAGCAGTTAAATGCTAAAACACTGTCATTTCCATTCCACGATCCAACAAATGAAGAATAAAAATAATTAAAAGAATATCCAGCAGTGCTGCTATAAATCGACCCTCCCATATAAGGGTTTGTCGTCGATGAATAAACACATGCAACGCCATTGGAGTTATACAAAAAAGTGCTGGCGCCGAATAGCTGCTTACCGCTAAAATAAGCAATACCCTGAGAATTACCATCAGAACAGTAAACCGAATTTGGCGTTGTGCTACCTAATGTCCCCGGTGTTGACCAGTTTACTGGTGCAGATGTTGCGGCAGTCCAAGTATAGGAAGAACCATTCCAATACAAATAAGTTGGAGATGTTGGTGCGGCTACAAATCCAGTTGTCCCTGAACCTGTTTGATAGTTAATTTGATTTGCTGAACCACCAGAAATGTTTGTTGCCGCATTAACATTGGTTAAATAAAAACCATTACCAGAAAAATATGGTGCAGTAAAAACACCAGTATTTGGGTTGTATTGCAATTTTGTTGAACTAGTATATTCGGTTGTTACAGTTCCGCTGGTGACAGTGGAGAATACTGGATAAACGGTCGCGTTCGTGGCCGTGTCGTCAGTAATAGAAAGACTGCTGCCGCCACCGCCAGTTGGTTTGGCCACCAAGTTGGTGTTGGCCGTGCCGCCACTGTACCAATACTCTGTAATTGTTGTCGTGCCAATCCCAACCGTCAAACCAACATAGCGATTTGCAGTAAGAATGGCAGTGTTTGCAGCAGTCGTCGTAGCATAAGGCCCATATCGCGAGTCTACGGGCTTCGGCGCTTGTACTGATAAATTGTCGTTAAGGGTAATTGCCATAGCACATTAACTGAAGGTAATTGAGCCGCTTGTGGTTGTTGCGTAACCACTGATGTACACATTAAAACTTACTGCCGACCAGTAGCTGTTCGGAGAGTTCACGTTCTGAGCTACAGGAGCCAAAATGAACTGTCCAGCGCCGATGGAACCGTTGTTCAATGCTGTATTGTACCAAGTAGTTTTTTGCGAATAGCTTGCCGCAACCGCAAACCAAACATATTGCGAGGAAGCATTGAATGTAATGGAGATTGGCGATCCTGCGTCTGAGACAACCTTGTTCGCAGTTCCTGCTGCTATCGCACTTGCAATGCTTGCCGCCGTAGGCGCAGTCGAAGACACACCCCAAAAATAAGGATAAATGCCGGTAATGCCCTGCGATCCAGATGCCAGCGTCGACGCCGCTTGTGGCGCTGTGGTCGTTTGAACAGCTGGTGTTGTTGGGTCGGTTGTACCGCTGCTTGTCAGTTTCGCCAATCCAGCAGCATATGTTCCCTCTGCAGTCCAGTTTGTTGCACCAGAGACGACTGTGAAACTGTTTGTGTAGGTGCTTGTATACGAATAATTTGGGTTGTTCGGGTCGGCATATCCAAACTGGCTTGGTATGTCAGCAATCACCGTACCAGTAGGCGATGTGACCGTATTGATAACAGACCCATTTCGCTTAAACACCAAAGACGAATAAGCACCAGCATCGTTTTTGTATTGAGTTTGCGACAAAAACTGAGAAATTGTTGAACCAATTTCCTGATAACCAGAATACGATGCGCTGAATGTTTGCGTTGGTATCGTATATGTAGGCAACACCGTTGGAAAAATCAAAGAATCCAACAATTGAACAATGTTTTTTGATTTTAATGATGCCGCAGTTGTGCCAGCCGTAATTCCTCCAACAGTATTTGGCACTGTTATTGAATCAGCAATTGTGCTGTTGTAAGTTGTAGCAAAAGTTGTATTGGTAATGGCAACACCAGAATTTGATGTTGCAGCTAAAGAAGATGATGAAACACTTTGCGATGCAGGGTATGTACAAAATACAACCAAAGCACCGCTGGTGAAGTTGACCAATGAGCCAGCATTTGATGATGAGTAAACTGTCGTCCGCGATAAAGTTGTACCAGAGCTTGTGTATGTCCCAGTACCTACTTCCCACGCACCCGTAGATGCCTCGGTAATACAGTAATAAGTTGTATTCGCGTTACCAATTACGGAGAACGACCGAAAACCAGCGACCGCGCCAGCCAGAGTAAGAGTACCCGTGCCGGTTGTGGTGCTGGTTTCCTGTACCCGATCTGCAAGTACGAGGGCCATGTTTTACGCTTTCGGTTTAAGCAGACAGCGCGGTATATGTCAGCGAACTGCAAGAAACCGTGTCACCGGCGGCAACGGTCAGGCCGTTGGTCATGTTGATGTCAGAACCCGAAGCAGCAACAGAACACTGAATGATGGCGGTGCCGCCAGAGGTTTGCAGGGTTGCAAACGCAACAGCAGACGCATTACCTGCGGCATTGGTGTCGCTCGTGATTGCGTTAGCCGTGGCGGTGCCAGTAGATGACGCGCCAAAGGCAGTTGCCGACAAAGGCAAGGTTGCCACAGCAGTGCCAGGTGCGGCAATGGTTGAGGGCGAAATACGGAACACCAAGTTCCCGCTGGTGCCGATCAACGCGGTGACGGCGTCGGTTGCTGCGTTACGAGCCGACGTGCTGTGTGTTACTGCCATTTTGAAGCTCCTTCAATTTGTCTTCGTCGAGGTATCCGACGAGTTCGACGGTTTCGGTTTTACCCGTTTCTTTTCGGGTAATCTCAAGGGTAAACCGTAGTTCACCAGGTTGTCCTGCAAGTTCTATCATGCCAGAAATCTCAGTTTGTACAAGGTAGACAAGTACCGGCCAACAATTTCATCAATTATATTCTGCAAAGCAGTGTCTTCTTTGCTCACCACCTTGTACCGACCATCCTCAATGTCTTTGAGTGAGTCTTGCAAGAACTCAACAATGTTGGTCGTTTTCTTGGCACTCAGCAAGCTGATTGGTCCAATCAACTCGTGACGGCCTTGGTACGCTTCGGTGAAATTGTCAGCCAGTTCAATGATTTCGTTGTAGAACTCATTGAGCGCCATGTGCTTAGAAAAGCTGCGGGTATTCAGATGCACCGAGTGCGCAACATCACGCGCAAGAAACAGCGTGCCTACAAAATCAGCGGGTTTCATTGTTGCATCCCTTCAGTCGATTCTGGCATACCCGGCATTTGACGCGGTTCCGACTGCTCTACCTCTGGGCGTGCGGCCATCAAGTCACCGCTATTGATCATTGAGTGGATCGTGCCCACAGCAATGTCCTGAATTTGTTCCGGTGACATACTGGCCTGAATTGCAGAAATACGCTGGGTTTCGGCTTGAAATGCTTTGATGTCAGCCTCGTAGTCTTTGCGACGCTGCTCCTGCATTTCAATGGATTTGCCCACGTTTTGCAGCATCTGGTGCATTTGTTCCATTTCCTGACCCATCGCCTGCATTTGCTGCTGGGCGGCGGCTAGTGCCGGGTTGTCCTCGGCATCATCCATGAGCTTGGGGTCAATAGTCTTGGCAAACCGTTTGGCCATCTCTTGAGCGCCTGGCCAATCCATGTTCTTCACAAACAAGTCACCAGCCACCTGCCAAAGTTGGGGGTTACCCTGCAACAGTTGAGCCATAGCCTCCAAAGCCTCTTGGCGCTTAGTGGCGTAACCTGGGCCGGTGGTAACCACCACATCGTACTTGCCAACGGTGGGGTTGTAAATCTTGTCGATCACAATCCCGTGCTCATTTTGCACTTTGCGAACGGCTTCGGGCTGGGTCGGGTCAATCTTGACCATATCGGACTCGCCGTCTTCGCCAATGATCCGTGCAATACGCTGGGTGTCGTAAATTTTTGGGATCAGGTCCACCAACTGACGGGTGACATAGCGCACGGCACGAGCCAAGTTGTCAACATAATGATAGGTTCCGGTATCACCCTCGCGCTGACGCGCCAGGATGGCCTTGCCGGACCGCTCATTGCCTTGCTGACCCAGTGACGCATCGTACTGGCCGGTCGTGGATTTAATGTCCTCAGAGGCCCCTGCTTTGGCTTGCAGCAGGCCAGATGACGCCATCGGGGGCTGGGCACGCTGGGGCAAAGGCAAAACATTGCCCTGGCCATCGGTAACATCACTGTTTACTTCTAAATACGGCCAGTTGGTCGTGTTGGCGGTCTTCCACTGGGGTTCATAGCCCTCAAACTGGCCACCATAGCCAATAAACGGGGCCTTGGGTGCCAAAGCCAGCATCTCTGCCTCTTGGGACACCCAGTAGTTGTACATCCGTTGGGCGTCTTTGGCATTTCGGACCAAACCGCTCATGTAGATGCGGCCATCCACCTCAAATTCGTTGCCAATGACCTTCACAACCGGAATCCAAGCACCGGCCCAGTCGCGTTCTTCCAAAATTTCGTAGCCGTTGATCTTGCACCACTTGACCTTTTTAATCTCCACCTCGCGTTTTTGCTTGGGAGCGCCATACATGGCCTTCATGGCCTTGTCTTCAGGCGTGCCAGCGTAATAGGATTGGTTGCCAGGGTACAAATGCAGTGTTTTGTGGTCGTAGTCAATGTAAAAATACTCGGCAATTCGCACGGTATTCTCGTTGATCCACTGGTTAATGGACTGGTCGCCCACGCCCATCGACTGCAAGGTGTTAATCGGGGCAGCGTTGGGGTACAGCCGATGATATTCCTCTTTTGGTATATCTTCGGTGATAAAACACCACTTGGCATCAGCACCACAGGGGTCTTGAATCATGGGGTCCATGTAGACCGAGAACGAATTGCGGATACGGCCAATCTTGATGTCCTGATTAAACGATTTATCGTCGCAATACTCGGTCAAGATGCGCAGGTAACCCTCGCCATACGCCACCTGGTTCTCGCAGGCCGTGTCGTATGCAACATCGGCGTCGCTGATGTACTCAATGTGACGCACGATACCATTAAACACCTCGGCCACCTGAATGTCGGCACCGTCATCGGCGGGGATGACTTTGCCCGATGGACGGTTCTGGCGCTGGTCGTTTGTGACCTGGCGAACGTGCTGGGGCAGTTTGTTAATTGTCAAGCAGGGACGAGCATTGATGGTCTGGCCTTGCACAGCGCCACGGGTAGACAGCACATCGGCTGGCCACTGCCACTGGTTGTCGGGCGAACCGGCAAAAAACCGCAGGTCGTCCAGCTCATCCTCACGGGACTCAGAATAGGCCGAGATGGCCATGTCCAAACGGCTTCTGGCCGTACTCAGCACATCGGCAGAGCTTTTGTCCTTGGCCGAGCCGCCCTCGGATACAGCAGCGGCGGCGGTGATCCCAGTGTAATCTTGAGGCATTATTTCTTACCTTTTGGTGCGCCCTTGGGTGCCGCGCGCTTGACAGAATATGCAATCGCCACGGCCTGCTTAATCGGCTTGCCTGCGCCAACTTCAGCCTTCACGTTCTTGCGAAACGCTTCGGGGGATTTAGATTTAACGAGTGGCATATCACTTCTTTTTCATTGGCATGGGCTTGGCCTGGCGCTTATCAGCGGCCATGTCTTTCTTGCTGCCCTCTTTGCCGTATGCTTTTTTCTCAACGTCTTTTTTGGATTTTTCAAACTTAGTTGCCATTTTATGCCCCCAGCCATGAAGTTGAAACACCGGATTGTCCTTGGCTACGAACAACACGTTCCTTGGGATTGTACTCTCGGTGTGCCACAGGGAAGGCAAAGGTCACGCAGATGGCGTCAGCCGCATCGGGCGATGCCAGGCCACGAGCCTTCATGTCCTTTTTGCTTTCCAAGAAAATGGTGCCCCTAGAATCTGGCTTGATCATAGGCGAAATCAGATCAGTTTTCAAGAACCGATCTTTGGGGATGCTGGCCGTGCGCAACCACTCCTTCATCTTTCCCCACATCTCGGCGCGCTTGTTGCCGTACATGATGGGGTTGGCCGACTTGTTGCCAAAGTTCACGCCCTTGACCTTGTAACGCTGTTCTTTGAGCCGATCCACAATCCCAGCGCCTAGGCCACCCTCATCAATCACCACCAGGGCCGGCTTGAATTCCTCAATAGCTTCAATGATGTGGCCAACAACCGTCATTGTGTCGTCGCCTCGGTGCCGGTCAATCCTCACAATGTCTCGGCCCTGGCGCACGGCAATCACCGTCGCATCAGCGCCAAAACGCGCAGGGTCCACACCAATGATGATTGGGGCTGTCTGGTCTTTGTACTTTGACCGGTCCATTGCTTCATCCACAATGTTTGCCGGGATGAACTGGTCATCGCCTTCAGACGGGAACTGGCCATACACCTCAACGTGCGCCTGCGCGCTGTCCGGGCCGTACTCATCAATTATGTTTTGGTACACAGCCTTGTCGGTGCCTTCCACCGTACGGGCGTCCACCACCTTGTTGGTCCAAAAGTCGCGCTTGCTGTTAAAGCATTCGTAAAAGTAGCCAGTATTGCGGCGGGGGTTGGAAAATGCCATCCATAGACGGTTCGGGGTGTTTTCGGTAAAGAAACCAGCCGTTACCGCCCAGATGGCATCATCAATACCGCTGGCCTCATCAAAAATCACCATCACGCCATCGTGATTGTGAACGCCGGCGTAAGAATCAGGGTTTTCTGCCGACCACAGCCGGCCCTCAACGGCCCAGTACCTGGTGCCCTTTTTGAGGTCTTTTTCAATCAGCTCGGTAAGCCAGTTGGCGGGGGCTACCTTGGTGGCCGACACCTCAAACCAATGGCTGTTAATGCTCATGGCCAACCACTTGGTAATCTCGGCCCATGTGACCGCTCGGAGCTGGGCTTCGCTGTTGGCTGAGATGATGGTCGTTGATCCTATCCTGGTGGACAGCATCCAGATCGTAAGCCAAGACACCAAGGCAGACTTGCCAATACCTCGGCCAGAACTTACCGCATGGCGCAGGGTTTCAAAGTCAATCAGCCCCTTTTGGCGCTTGATGTGCGAGGTGATCTCACGCAAGACCTCGCGCTGCCACTTGCGTGGACCCTTAAAGTTGGCCAGCGGCGTGTTCTCCTGGCCCCACGGGAATGCAAACAACACAAACGCCTCTGGATCATCAGCAATGGCCGGCGACCACAGCGTGGCCATCAGTTCCTGTTCGTCTTCGGGCTTGTAGATTGTGGTTTGCATTAACGATTTGAACGCAGTTGGTTGCGCGGTTTCTCTTCAGCCAGCAGGTCGGGGGCGGCTACCCCCATTGCGGCAGCAATAGCGGCGTTTCTTCGCCAAGGATCAAAGGCGGCAAAACGGGAACGAATGTTATCTGGATTAGGAACAACAAATGATAAACCACCAAATTCTTCGTCTGAAACTTTTGTCGTACCCAAAAGTTTTCCTTGTTTTTTTATTTTTCTTTCTAAATTATCTAACGATTTAGAACTATATTGTGGATTTGTTATTAACAATGGATATGAAACATCAGAATTCATTTGTTTTGACAAATCTTTTTCAGAAGTCCAAACGCCAGATTTAGCAAGTCTTTCAGCCCATTTACTGTCAGTATTTCTTGCAGTATTTTCACCCAATTTTGTTATGTCAAAATTGGCAATATCTACTGCATCAGTTGCGTGAAATGCGGGTGTATTAAATCCCATCGCCACAGCCCTTTGATCTGCCGTATTGTTCGCCGGCAATCCAAGCCCACCCTGCTCAACAGGCAATGCAGCACGTTGTTGCGCCAGACGCAAGGCTTCATCTTGAGGTCCAACAACACCAGACATTTGCGGGTGATAGCCAAATTCATGGATCGAATCTGCATTCGTCCAAAGGTCTTTCGCCTTAACTTTTTGGCTCAAAATTTTGTAATCACCTTTGAGTGCAGATTCGCCATGAGTTTTAGCGTAATCCTTACTCAACGTCACCCAATCACCAGGGTTGATGCCAGAAATTTTCTCATCTTTGGGAACTGCGCGATACATCAAAACTTCCGCATTAGGATTGCCTCGTACACGATGAGCCAAAGCAAATGCCTCTTTGTCTGCTATTGGAAAACCAGTTCCGTAATACTGCGCTGCCTTTGCCGAATAAACATCAGCAGGATACATCTGGCCACCGCCCGTCAAATCATGCAACGGCGCGCCAAAATCAGGACCAGGCGCTGTATGACCTGCTCGATACTCAGCAGGATTCAGGAAATTCATCCCGCCAACAGCCTCTGTGGACATCCCAACCGGCATACCTTTGGTGGCAAATGCCGCCTGCCTGGCCAACCTTGCCGCTTGCAATGCCTCCATCGGCGTGATCGGTACTGCCGATCCAAGGTTTGATGCGGCCTGTTGCGCCGGACCCTGCGGTGCCAAGGGCAGGCGTTGAAGCAAATCCTGAGTGCCATACGGCACCTGCGGTTGCTGGTCATAACTCACATCGCCAAATGCCTCCATCGGCATCGGTGTGCGCAACAGGTTCATCAGGTCCGAAGGGATGCCAGCCGTTGCGGCGGCTCTGCCTCGCAAGAACTGAACCGGCATATCCAGCGCGGCCTGCGGGTCTTGCACCGTTCGGTTGCGGCGAAGGTGCGGGAAATACCCAAACGCCGCTCCTAGCGCGTTCTGGCTGTCTGGTGCTAGGCTGTTAATCGGCATGGGTTGATGTTAAATGATTTTGCGGAAAATAAAAATAAAAATGTTCGCGGGGGTACCGTTCCCGTTGCCATTCCCCGCCGGCCCTCCCTCCCCCCACCCCCGCCGGCCAGCCGGTCGGGACGCCTGGCGCGGGTTGTCCACAGGGTATTGTCCACATCTGTCCACAGATGCCTGTGCATAACTCGAAATTGCCCTAATTTGCGCTTTTTACCCTGTGGATAACTCAAAGTTTATTAACATAATGATCATCGTATAACGCAGACAGGGGTTTGTGTTGTGTTTATACAACATATGTGCGCGCGCGTGTATTGCCAAAGAATTTGGCTATCGCGTGCCCCAACCCCATAGCCAAACCCTATCACGCCTCTTTTGCCTGCACATCAACGATGTTGCTTTCATCGGTAAGCACACGCTGCTTTGCCTCCTTCAAGGCATCCATGACGCTAATGCGTGTATCCGTCACCGACACATCAATGCGGTCGCCATACATCTTTGGCTTGAGCTTTGACGCAATCCATTTGCGCGCATCAACCTGCATCCGCTTTTGTTGAACCCAAGCCGATGCGGCAGGTCCTTCAAGGTAAGCTGGCATCTCCTCATCAGCCAACTCCAAAATCTCCTCGGCCAGGCGGTCGGCTCGATTCTCAATGGCTCGCTCATACATCCCGCGAAACTCTGGATTGCTTTTAAGCATATTCATCACCGCCTGGTACGACGGCATACCCTGGCCCTTGAGCGCGGTATACAGGCTCTTACCCTGAGACATCTGCTCCGTCATCTCAACCCAGCACGGATTGTCAATCCCAAAAACTGTGGGCCGTCCACGTCCACGCTTTACCTCAACCACCGGCTGATCCAAGTTATTGCTCACTTGTAAACTCCTCAAAAAGAAAAGGTACTCACGCCAGGTGGCGCTTTCCCTTCAAAATGCGGCAACTGCAAAATCCCCGCACACGATCATCCTATCACCTCAATCTCAACCCGGTAAACCTTTGGGCCATCGACTCGTTGCTTGTACTGCCAATCCACCAGTTGGTGCCCATCATCCACACCAAGCCAGTCAGCCACCCCATCCCTCACCGCCTTAAACCCCGACTGCAAATTATCCCCATCCAAACGCCTTGGAGCCACCCTGGTAAGCACAACAGTCACCGGCAGGGCATTGATACCACCAAACCGTGCAACGGCCTCCAAAGCCCGTTTTGCCTTTTCTCGCTGACTCTTTGTCAACCTCGCCTTTGCCGCCCAATGCAACCTCATGTTGGCCACCGACACGATTTTCATGTCAATTTCCACTTCAATCATTCCACCCCCCCAACATCAAACTTTTCCCCAAACCCGAACCGAACCGAGCCGAAACAGTTTACGAGCCGAAACCGAATGGGTATATATACCCTTTCGGTAAGTTTCGGTTCGAAAAACCGACTGTTTGGACCGGCGACTTCGGTAAGTTTCGGTAAGTTTCGGTTAATTCGGTTCATAGTTTCGGTTCAGCCGAATCAGCCGATTCGGTTACCGATTCGGTAAGTTTCGGTTCACTGCCGATGTCCATATTCGGCCTTGTTCGGTAGCCCCTTGAATCCTCAATAACCAAAGACTTTTTGACCAAACTGTCCACAACTTCCCTAAACCGATTGGATTTGATGCCATGCTCTTTGGCCGATTCCCGCCACTCGTCGTAGGTCACCAGATCAATAATGTTGTTCTTTTCATGGCTAATTTGAATGGCCACCAAACAGTCCAGCGTCTTTCTCTGGTTGCCGGCGAGATAGGTTTTCTTCTGGATTGAGTTGGTCAGTCCACTAATGTCCACCGCCGTCAGGTATGCGCCCTTGACCGCATTGCCATGTTTGTCCTTGATTGGCAGGTCAACCTGGGTGATCTGAAAGTTCTTGGGTGCCGGCATCTCGGCATCCTTCATCTTCTTGGACTCAAAGGCAATGGTCTTGGTGCCTGAGTCCAACTGGCATCTGTACTCAGCATCCAGCGCGCCCTTGAGTGCCGTTGAACCCCGACTACGATCCTTGTCAGCCACGCCTGAGTGGTGAACCACTACCACGCAGCACCGATATGGCTTCCTCAAGTAGGTGTCCAGGTGCTGGATGAAGGCATTCATGTCCTGGGTGCTGTTCTCGTCGCCCCCATAATTCCTGGCCAAGGTGTCAATCACGATCAGGCTGGGTGTAGTCCCCGACTGCTGGCACAATTCTTTGATGGACTCAGCCACAACCGCCGCCTCGGTGGCGTCATACAACTGAGCCGCTCTGTGGCTTTTATACAACGGTGCGCCGTTCAATGTAGCCCCATTTCCCAGCTCCCAGCCCTTGAACCGCCGAGCCAAACCGTTATGGCCCTCACCCGCAATAAAGAATACGGCACCCTGCTTTACCTCATGCCCGTGCCATGCCCTGCCAGTGGCCACACAACAGGCCAGGTCAATGCTGACGAACGATTTACCGCCGCCTGGGTCGCCAAACACCTGTGCCAGTGAGTCGCTCTCAATATAGTCATCCACGATCCAATTGATTTCCGATAGCTCTAAACTATCAACCCGTGAGAACTCAAAGGCCAGTTTGTCTTTCAATGGCCCGGCCACCCTCTCGATTTGTTCTTTGACCGCATCCAACCCTTGCAGGCAGTGCAGGTCGTTGAAGTCAGTTGGCTTGTTGTCAACCATGTCAGAATCGCCAAATTGTGGGTACACGATCTCGCCAAACACCAGTGCCGCAGCCGCTCTGCCCTTGGTAACGCCAGGGTTGCCTTCTGTAAACTGATCGTTGTCAGCGCCAATAATAATTTTGGCACCAGGAAACATCTCTTTGGCGCTCTTGGCCACCTTGGCCAGGTTGCCGCAATCAAACGCCACCATCACAGTGTAGCCTGTTGCCTCATGGATCGACGCGCAGGTGGCAAACCCCTCACCCACAAACACAATCTTACGATTCCCGCGTAGCTCAAAGAATCCACCCTCAATCTTGCCGCCCTTCAAGAACCGCTTGTTGCCATCCGCATCAATGGTTTGGTATGACAGAATTTCACCTGCCTGGTCGATCACAGGCACCACCAGCCGCCCAGCCCGGTCAATCTTGATCCCGTGAGCGCCAATGTGCTTTCTCACCAAGTATGGGTGGTCATCGCTCGCATCAGCATAAGTCCCGACCTCGTCCTCCGCACGCTCTGCGGCCACCGCTTGGGATGCCAGCCGATCAGCATCCTTTTTGGCTCTTACCTCTGACAGCCACTTGTCATGTTCAAACCGCTCGGTAAACGACATTACTCGGCCAGTATCTGCCACCCACTTGGACTCAAACACCGGCTCCTTCCAGCACCCAGCAATCCCAACCGGCACCTTGCCGCTGGCGTGCAGTATGTACCACCCATCCAACGCCCCCTTTTTGCTGGAGATATGTGGCACCCGGTGTATCTCACCATCAGCCACGACCTGATCCTTTATCAGCAAGCCAGCCGCCTCACAATGACGCCTGAATGATTCTTCAGGCTTGATCAGGTCCTGGCTCTCAGTCGCTGCCGCAAACCCGTTGGGAAAAATAGATGTAATTGATGTCATTCTTGCACCCCTACCAGCTCAGGCCAAATGTCTGGCCAACTGCCTTGGCACACCATCTTGCGAGTGACGCGGCCATCGGTCTGCTGCTCTATGCGAACAGCCTCCCAGGCCGACATCTCACGCCTGCCGGTAAGGCACTGGTAGAGATATTGTTCATTGATGCCAACTTTTTCTGCCAGTTGTCGGCGCTCATCTGGTGTAATTTGTGTGTTCATAGGGTGCTGAGTCTAGCAGATTGCTTGAGGAAAATGGTGTTAGGGAAAGCACCTATGAAAATAAATCTAGCAAAGTGCTTGACAGCAACTAGCCCCGTGCTAGAATTCAGCCGTGCCAACGAAATTGTTCTTGGCATCAAATTGAAAGCACACAATGGAAAAACACACAAACACTATCTATGACTATTGCCTCGCCATTTCAATTGGCATTGCCCTTGCCGCCTTGCTTGTTGCATGGTGGTCATCTTAATCACAACCAGGAAACTAAACATGACACACACTGAACTTGCTAACGCACTTCGTGCCGCAAAACAAACGGAAACAGATGCCAAAAACGAGCGATTGCGCATTGAGCAATTGATTGTTGATCAATTTGCCAAGCCCCTTTCCAATGAGGGCACCATCAACGAAGACGAATTTTCTATTGTCTACAAACTTAATCGCACAGTAGACACCGACGCTCTGTCTCACGACTATGAGCAACTTCCGGTCAACGCACAAAAAGCATTCCGCTGGAAAGCTGAAGTCAACATGACTGTTTTGCGCGCCGTGATGGATCTTGATCCAGAAGCCTACAGCAAAATTACTAAGTACATCACCAGCAAACCCGCCAAACCATCTATTGAACTGAAAGACTAATCATGTCATTTGATCTTAAAAGCATATCTAAAACTAAACGTGTGCGCGCACCCAAAATTGTGGTTGTTGGCCAGGGCAAAATCGGCAAAACGACTTTTGCCGCAATGGCACCCAATGCGATTGGCATCCTCACCGAGGATGGCGCTGACGCGGTGGACGCCAACGCATTTCCTTTGGCCGGTAGCCTTACCGAAGTCTATGCGGCAGTTGACACATTGATCAACCAGGACCATGACTTTCAAACCCTGTTTATCGATTCTCTTGATTGGCTTGAACCCATGATCCAACAGCACGTCTGCACGGCAAACGGCTGGAAGAACATAGAGGCACCAGGCTTTGGCAAGGGTTATGTTGCCGCCGCTGAAGAGTGGCGCAACCTTCTGTCTGGCCTTGAGGTTTTGCGTTCGGCCAAGGGCATGGGCATCATCTTGATTGCGCACGACAAGATCAAACGGATTGAAGACCCTCTTACCGAAGGTTTTGACAGCCACGTCTTAAAATTGCACGATCGAGCCGCTGCCCTGGTTCAAGAATGGGCCGATGTTATTGGCTATGCTGGCTACCGCATTTTTACAAGCAAGACAGATGCCGGCTTTGGCAACAAAGAAACCAAAGCAACTACCACAGGCGAACGCATCTTGCACGTTGAACCACACCCAGCACATTGCGGTGGTAACCGCTTTGGCCTTCAAAATATGCCGCTTGATTGGACGGCATTCCAAGCTGCGCTCTCTGTAGCGCAATCTTGATCTCACCAATTCAAATTTAACCTCAGAAAGAAAATCATGGCTCAATTCCAATTCGACGCATCGACCGTCGCACCCCAAGCATCTACTGGCCCCCTGCCTGCTGGCACTTACTTGGCACACATTACCGAGTCCGATGTGCAGCCTTTGAAGTCTGGCAATGGCGAAGGCTTAAAGCTGACTTTCGAAATCATTGAAGGCCAGTTCAAAGGCCGGCGTGTGTGGGAAAACCTCAACATTCGCCACACTAGCGAAGAAACCCAACGCATCGCTCAAAGCCAGCTATCTGCGCTTTGCCATGCCGTCAATGTAATCAAGCTGATGGACACTGCCGCCTTACATTTCAAGCCAGTAAAAATCAACGTCACCGTGCGCGAAGCCCAGGGCCAATACAAGGCCAGCAACAACATTAAGGGCTATGAGTCTGCCAGCTCTGGTTTTAGTGCGCCAGTGGTTGATACACCGGCATCTGTTGCAGAACTTGAAGCCCCCAAGGCCAAGGCTCCCGCCTGGGCGCGCAAGGGCTAACATGGCCCAGCTACCACAATCAGTTGTTGATCCTGTGGCCGACGCCATCTTTGCTCATTACAAGGCAAAGTATGGCGCGGAAGTCCAGCGCCCATACCTTGGCGCATCTGCCATCGGCAAGCCGTGCCTGCGCCAGCATTGGTATTCTTTTCGCTGGTCCAAGCCGGCTCAGTTTTCTGGCCGCTTGTACCGAGTGTTTCAATCTGGCCACCTGCAAGAGCCTAGGGTTTACGCTGATCTTGCCGGGATTGGTTGTACTGTTTACCAAATTAACCCAGCCACCGGCAAGCAGTGGTCGTTCAGTGAGCCAGATGCTGGCCACCATTTTCAGGGCAACGCAGACGGCATCATCACAGGCATCCCGCAGGCTCCAAAATCTCCGCACATCTTAGAAATTAAGACTGCTTCAGACAAGATGTACAAAGAAATGCAAAAATTGGGCGTAAAGAAGGCCAAGCCCGAACACTACGCGCAGATGCAAGTCTACATGAAGTGGAGCATTGACGAGTTTGGGGAGGACGGATGCCGCCGGGCACTGTACCTAGTTGTCAACAAAGACAACGACGACATTTATACCGAACGCTTAGAGTACAGCGCCGAGGATGCAAAAGCACTGGTTGACAAGGCTTTGGCCATCATTACCAGTGTCGAGCCGCCAGTTGGTGTGTCCACCGATCCAAGCTGGTTTGAATGCAAGTTCTGCGATTACAAGTCAATCTGCCACGGCACCGACCTGCCGGCATCAACCTGCCGGTCATGCTTGCACGTCACGCCAGAAATGGATGGCAAAGGCCGCTGGTCGTGCGCATCGCACAACATTGACCTGACTACCGATCAACAACGAGCTGGGTGCAACAATCATCGGTACATTCCAATTTTGCTGGCCAAAACGGCGCAGCCAGTAGACGCCACCCCAAATGATGGGGTGCTGTACCAAATGGCCGATGGCCAGCAATTTGTCAATGGTGACCCAGAATTGGACCAGGATCACATTAGCAGTTCAGAACTACACGCCTGCACCGACAAGGTCATGCTAGTGGACGGCCAGTTGCTGGAACTGCGCAAGCAGTACAAGGGACGGATTGCACAATGATCTTGCGCGACTATCAGTCCCGCTCGGTCACCGACTTGTTTGATTGGTGGACTAAACACCAGGGCGACGCCGACATCCCATTGCTGGTGTTGCCTACCGCCGCAGGCAAGTCAGTGATCTGTGCCGAGGTCGTGCGCCAGATGTGGCACGAGTGGCCAGAATTCCACCCGCGCACGGTGGTTCTGGTCCCATCCAAAGAGTTGGCCGAGCAAAATGCGGCCAAGCTCCGCGCGCTACTGCCCCATACCATCAGTGTGGGGTTTGTCAGCGCCAGTTTGGGCACCAAGAGGTACAACGCTGATGTCATTGTTGCCACCATTGGCAGCATCCACAAGGCCGCACACCTGCTTGGAAACATCAAGGCGGTGATTATTGATGAGGCTCACCTAGTGAGCCAGCACGCCGGCGATTCTGGGATGTACCGCACATTTTTGTCCAAGTTGGGTGAACTGTGCCAATTCAGGACCGTGGGCATGACGGCCACGCCTTTTCGCGGCAATCAGGTCTGGCTGACTGACGGCGATGATCCGCTGTTCACCGGCATCGCCAGCCGGGTATCCATGCGTGAATTGCTGGACGCCAAATACATAGCACCGTTAGTGCCGCCGACCGAGCGAATTGAAACCCGGATCGACGCTAGTCATGTCGGCATCAGCAATGGCGATTATAAGGTTGGCGAACTTTCACGAGAGGTTGAAAAATACCTTGCCAAAGTGGCTGTGGAGGCCACCAAAATGGCCGCACAGCGCAAGAAATGGATTGCCTTCACACCGAGTGTAGAAAACGCCGAAAGCCTGTCTGAGCGCTTTAATTCGCTTGGCATTGTCAGCGCGGTGGTTTGCGGTGAAACCCCGAAGCAAGAACGTGAAGACCTGATTCGACAGTTTAAGAACCATCAGATTCACTGCCTGGTTACAGTTCTGGCATTGTCGGTCGGGTTTGATGTGCCCGATGTGGACTGCATTATCTGGTGCCGACCGACCAAGTCGCCGGTGCTATATGTGCAAGGTATGGGACGAGGCACTCGTATTTCAGACGGCAAGGTTGATTGTCTAGTGTTGGATTTTACCGACACTGTGGAGCGCCTGGGGCCGGTGGACACAATCCAAGGTCGAGCCAAGAAAAAGTCGGGCAAAGAAGAAGCCCCGTACAGCATTTGCCCAGATTGTGGCGAACGCAACCTGCCGACCGCTTTGGTATGCGTTCATTGTGGTGGGACGATCCGCGATGAAGAGGTTAAGGCATTAGATGCCAAGGTGTCGTACGCGGCATTGCTGTCTAGTCAAACCACAGTCGCCGAGCTGGTGTGGCATGACATCAGCCGCGTGGACTACAAGTTGCATCGCAAGCCTGGCAAGCCTGACTCCATGCGCGTGGACTACTTCACCGGCCTTTTGCGGGTGGCCAGCGAATGGGTGTGCTTTGATCACACTGGCTACGCCAGGCAGAAAGCCGAGCAGTGGTGGCAACTTCGGTCCACAAAAACAGTACCCGAAACCACCTACATTGCGCTGGACTTTTTGGGCGTTGATGTGATCAACGAGCCAAGTCGAATTGCAACTCAAAAAAATGGAAAATACATAGAGGTCAAACACCATGAATTTAATCGAACTCAACGCCATCAAGGGTCATTTGGTCAGCCAGGTGAAACAGATCAATTCAATAGAAGTGAATTGCCTGCACTGCAACAATTTTGAAACCGGCGTGTGCAAACAATTTGGAGCCAAGCCGCCAATGGAATGGATACACGGCTCAGTAGATTGTGAGCATTGGGAATGGGATCAAATTCCATTCTGAATACAGTTTGCACTTTACGAAAGGTTTGCAAAATGACTCAAGAAGAACTGTTTGATTGGGTAAGCATATTGATGGACATCATTGGAATGATTGCCGCATTTGCCCTTATTTGCGCAATTGTTGGGTTTGCCATTACCAAAATGGACAAAATACCTGCCAAAAAAACCGTGCCCGACTGCGGCTCGTGCCGCCTTTATAAGGATAAATCAAAATGACATGGCCATTTCCTTTGACCCCTATTCCAGTAGACCACAAGCCGCCAAAATTTAATCCAAACAACCATGAGGATTCACCACTATGACTAAGAACATCGACCCCCAGGCTTTCCCTAGCAATCAAAACAGCAACGGCATGAGTTTGCGAGATTACTTTGCGGCTAAGGCGATGCAAGGAATTATTTCCAACTTGGATGCTTGCTTGCTGACATTTGAAGAAATATCGGCAAGGGCTTGGGCGCAAGCAGATTCCATGTTGAAAGTGAGGGCAGAATGAATTTAACTAAACTGAACAAGCGTGACTACCCGAAACTTCAAGAGAAGCGGGTGCTGCGCAATAACCCACCGGCATCGCTCCATGCATTTGGGAAAAAGTTGGACGGCGACAAGCTGGCCGAGAAGTACCGAAAAGCCGTTGGCGGCACCTACGTTAAGCGTGAACGCGCACCCAATGAAGCGCTGCCCCGAACGGGTGATTGGCGGTCGTCGGTTTATGACCCAAACGAAATAGAGTCCCGCGTGGGCCTGGCGAGGTACACATGATTGAAAAACCAATTGGCTGGCTAAGAATTATTGGCCACAATGCCTATTTTAGTGTTGGGGAACCGATAGGCAAGATCGGGATTCGGGTCCCGCTTGCCGCCTACAAAGAACCTATACCGAAATCAGTTGACCGCGAAACTCAATCTGCCCCTCAGCAAACTTGTGAACCACTTCCGGCCACAAAAGTTGTCCATCTTTAAAAGTCAACACAACGAACCCCGACCGCCAGTTAGTCGGGCTATCTTCAAGGTAGTTCACGAACTGGGGGCCGGAGGGGTCTGCCAACGTGCCGGTGTCTACGCCAAAACGATTGCCTGTGTAATCCGCATACGGCGTGACTTTAAGACTGTGAAGGTGTCCTGTGACGATAGAAACGCCGCTGTTCACTGTGTTGTTGTGCGTTGCATGAATACCGCCTTTCCATCTGTGCTTAATCACCACGTTTTCAGTGGGCCAGCACGACCAGCATGGGGTCCAGGCGGGAAAATGATCTTTAAGACTGAAGCCTTTAACATGTTCATACTGCGGGGCGTTAGCGGCAAGTCGGTTCTCAAAGCGTGCATCGTGGTTACCCAGCGTCCAGACGAGCTTCACCTTGCGATACGCTTGCTTGGCGGTGTCTTCAATCTCCCCCATAGCAAGTTCACATGCCTTCAGTTCTTGGATAATAGAAGGTGTTTGATCCCAGCCGATTCTGGGGAATCTGCTGATGCTGGCTCCGTCAAAAATATCGCCATTGGCAATGAGCGCCTTCGATTTCAGCTCGGAAATTGCCCACAGTAGCCCACGATAAGCGGTGGTATGAATCCCTGGCCAGAAATGTGCGTCGCTGAAGACGATGACCGTGCCGTTTTCGATGCCGAGACTAACGCGAGCGGTGGATGCTACATTGGTTTCTACGGTTCTTTTCTGCGGGGTATCAATTTCAAAGTTGATGCCGGTTTTAGCTTGGATTCTTACTTTGCGTTTCTGCAAACTGCGCACATCCATGCCAACTTCACGGGCCATTATGCCCACCGATTTATAAGTTCGCATCAATTTAATGAACTCGTCGTCACTCAGTTTGATAGTCATTTTCAGTCTTTCAGTTTGCGTCGCCAGTACAAAGTCCCTTTGGCACCCCAAGGCACCGTCGGCTCAAACAGTTTGAATCCCATGCCTATCAGCGAGTTGCTTGATGCTGGGTTCTCGTAGGTGTCGGTGATTAACCACCGCCACCCTTGAGTTTTTGCTTGTCGGATTCGGACATGAATAAGGCGTTTCTGTATTCCTTTACCGCGACTATCAGGAACAACCCCTGCGCGACACAAATAGCCAGTATCACCCCAGCGAGTAGAAGGAATAAGACCGGCGAAACCAATCGGACTATCATCTTCACCAGAAGCAATCCACCACCACCCAGAATTTGTAACATGAGGTCTATCCCAGGGTAAACAAAGCTCTTGCAGCGCAGATAATGTATTTTGCGCGTTGGGGTCGAAAAGGTTAACCCGCTTGATTTTCATGCTATGGATTTTAATTGCGCAAACTTTACCATAATGTGACAAAACTTATTTTTAAGAAATTATTATGAAATCATTGCACCCACAAATTAGAGATTTGTTGCGTAAAAACAACGATGGTTTAACTATTGCGCAACTTACTGTGCAATTACGATTAGTTGCAAAAGATGTAAGACCAAATAGCATTCAGACGTCTGTATCAACCATGCCAGACTCATACATTGACCGATGGGAAGGTCCTAATCAAGGTCAATATGCGGCAGTTTGGTGTGTGGTTGTGCCACCAGAAAACTGCCCCAAGCCGTCAAGAGTAAATGCGAGTACCTGATCGGTCAATAATAAGTGCCTGCTTGCGAGGCGTCATGTCTATAGAGTTGGGCACGCTGATGTGAGTCCAACTGCTAAATTCTCGGATAACCTGGTCGTATCCGATTCCGCTGGCAATTACCTTGCGCACAACTTCATCTGGCGTCATACCAGGCACTCGGATGTCAGCCGCGCATCCAAGTCGATGCTGGCTTGAGTCTTTGCTGCCAACGGCGTCATTGACCTGTTTTGACCGAAATGCGCTGTTGACCATAATGGGCTTGCCGCCTAGCAGGACTTTGACCTGCTCTAACAAGTCTGCCAAGCGACGCAAGTTGGCAACCTCGCGGTCGCCTGGTGTGTTGTCAAACTCACGGTGATCAGTAACCGTAAGTTCTTGCAACGTAAAGTGCGGCGTCAGGTTCACTGGTCAGGGAACGAAACACCAATCAAGCCGGCCACGGCCATGCCGGCGGCAATGATTGAGTCGGCCATAGCCGGGGCAATCGGCACGCCAATTGCAGTCAACAGCAAAATGACACCGCGCCAAGTCGATGTCTCTTTCATGCGTTCAATGATGTAACTTTTCATTTGTCAACCTTTCCATCTATTTTGTCAAAAATACGGACCAACATATCTCTAATATCTTTTAAGTCCGTGCGGTAATCGTCTTTAGTAACATATTGTAATGGCATACTTTTTACATCTGAATCCAAACGATCCAAAGCAATATAAATGCGATTCAGAGTCCAACCACCAAAAAAACCAGCAACTGAAAACGCAATGTTAAAAAGTATTTGATAGTCCATGATCTATTTCAACAGTGAGTTTTTGTTTGGTTTGGCCGGTGCAAGTTGATTTGGTTGTTCCAATGCTTTCCCCACCTTTTGGGAAACTTCACGAGTTCTGGCTAATTCAGCGATTTTGCTTGCTCCAGGTACTTTTAGAGATTGTAACGCCTCCAAGCCGCGCAAAACAGCACCAGATGTATTACTGTAATTTACCGCACCAGGTTCTTTGACAACCACATCTTTAATGGCATTGCGTAAATCCAGAATCTGATCGCGGCCGGTCTTTCCGAACATATACGTCAGCTTTTCATCTCCCAATTGATTGATAAATGTATTCAAATTCTTGAACGACATTTGATCACCTTGAGTGAGCAATTCTTTCATGTGCTGAAGGGTTTGGCCTTGCAGTTCGGCATAAGCCTGCCGCCCCTCTGGGCCGGCTTTTTTCAACAAACTGGTGACAGTGCGCATTTCTTCAAATGGTGCGTCCAGCACAATATGCTTAAACACTTTTTCCAATTCCACCCTGCGATCTGTGTAGCCAGCTTTGGTGCTAAGTAATTTGTCAACCCGTGAAACGTCCTCAAACTCTTTGGCCAACTGCCGGCGCGAAGCGCGCGCGGCCTGATACAGTTCACCGCCGGCGCCCTCGCCCATGTCGGTGATAATTTGCTTGAGCTTGCCAGCGTTTGGCGAGTTCTTGACCTGGCCAATTTGCTGATAAATGTCTTCCAAGGCGCGCACGGTAATTGCACCAGTCTTGCCTGGGTCGTTCATGGTCAACGACTCAGCCACCGAATCCAGAATAGGGTCCAGCTTTTGGCGGGCCGTGGGGGTCTTGGTGTTGATGTAATCTAGCAGTGACTGATACGGCACCGTCTGAAGAGTCTCACCGGACTCATCAGCAGTCTTGTACAGCGCCTTGTAGGCATTGAACTTCTTGGTGTACTCGTCGTTAAGAGCCTTGTCCACAATCCTGCCAACTTGCGTCACTTGCGACGGATCGGCCACCTCGGCACCAACTTCCGAAGTCATGCGTTCAAAGTTGTTGACAATGTCTTGTTTTTGGTTGGCCTTAAAATTCCGAACCTGCTCGGCCAACTTGGTTTTGGCATCTTCAGAAATCCCGGTCACCACACCCCGCTGAACTTCGGACTCAAACTGTTGCTGCGCCAAGTTCTTAGTGCGTTCACCTTGAGTTGAACGGATGCCAAATTGATCCAGACGTTGTTGGCGCATCAAATCTTCAGCAGTATTGGCCGCTCCCACGCCAATCATGGCCGGCTCCGCAGTTCGGCCTGCGGTGGCCATTTGATTGATAGCCGGTCGAACTATTGACCCGGCTTGTTTCATGGCGGCAGGAGCCAAAGCATTCAGGGCATTACCAGCTGCGCCAAATGTCGGCGGCATAGCCTCTAAAAGGCCGCTGATGGCGTTTACATACTCTGGGCCAGACTGAGTGCGGGGCTGATAAAACTGTGACGCTACAGAGCGTGCGGCGGCCTCGCCGGCAGCTTTGCCTTGAGGTGTTCCCTGACCTGCAACAGCCTCCCCATACATTTTTGCCAATGGCGTTGCAACTGCTTGGCCAATACCACTTGCGACAATTGCAGGAGCCTCCACCGCTCCCATGATCTTGTCACGCAATGATGCCTCTGGTTTGGGTAATGTGATTGCGTTTTCATTGCCGGGAATAAGAGCATCCGCACCAATGCCAATAGACTTGTAAAAATCCATCTTGGGCATTTTGGAATAGAACTTGTCATACAAAGAATCTGCCAGCTTTAAGTCTGGCACATTGTCGTATTGCGGGTACTGTACGCGAAACTCTGCAAGGGTGGCCATTGTTAAAGCCCCAATCCTAGTGGGTCGGATTCGGTCGTAATGTGCTTGGCACCAGGTCCGGCCTGAATTTTCATTGATCTAATTGCCAACTCACGAGCTTTTTGTTTTTGTTGGATTACAGAATCAGGTTCACCTGCTTGAGGAAAATACTTTTTATCTTCGTTAACGTATTCTGATGGACTAATAGATGCGCCAGATTCTTTGCGCAAACTTGCTGTAATAAAATTTAATTTTGCTTGTTGATATTTTTGTTGTTCAGCACTTGGGCCACCCATAGATGAAGGCAACGTATTCATTATTGCACCAGCTCCTTCTGCTAACTTTTCCCCTTGATATGGAACCAAAGATGTCAATGTACCTTCAACAGCACCCTTAAATCTACCCCCACTTGTTGTTCCTGATTTTTCCAAATTGGTCAGCAATTTGTTGGAATCAATCATACGCATACCAAATGCGGTGGCGTTTCCTTGGCTTTCGGTAAGAGCCTGGCCTTTGCCTTGCAACTGTTTTGGAGCGCCACCCATCGGCATGGCAGGTTGGCCAACCGCCGGGGCAGGCGCTCGCGCTCCAGGCATACCAGGCCCAGCGGCTGGAGCGGCAGCGGGTGTGGCCACACCGCCAATTGTGACGGGAACGGCTTGCAATGTGCGCTTATTGACGCCAAACATATTGCCGTCTGCATCTTCTTTAATTTCAAATCCAGGGTTGGCTTTTTCCCAATCCAAACGCTCTCGTGCAATACGATTAGTTGCGCCAATGTCGGCAATCGCCTGGTCATACAACTTGCGGCTTGGATCATTAACAGACAAAGCATCGCGCTCTGTTGTCAAGCGTTTGAGATCGGTTGGAGCGGCACCAGAAGCAACAATTGTTCTGCCTGCACCTGTGACCAAACCAACATTTGGCACAACGTGCGTTTTCATGGCTTCATCAAGTTGATTCTTAACAATTGCTGCGCGTGCTTTTGCTTGTGGAACATTAGGATATTGAGACAAATCCAACAGTTCTTGGCGCAAGGCATCGGTATTGTCGGCCAAAGCATTTTGCGAACGTGCCGGTCCAGCTTGGGGTGCCAAAGCATTTGGAACTTGCCCGTTAGGTGCAGCCTGTCCCATCAATCCTTGTGACTGTTCAGGCATTGGCGCACCGCCATACCCGCCAGTTGCGTTGGGTGCGCCGTTATATTTTGACCTATATGCGGCCAACTCTTGTTGAGCTGTAAGCATTTGAATGCCATGCAACTGAACATTTGGATCAGGATTTTGCGCCATTAAACTGGCGGCAGTCATTAAATCAGGGCCACCATTTTTGGTAATGGCTTCTCCCATTTTGGTCAAATAATCTTCATGCTTGCGCATTTTTTCAAATTGCATTTGAGCAACTTGATTTTGATTTTGAGCATTTTGAATTTGAGCCAGTTGGCTATATTGCGCCAACTGATTTGGAACTTCAATGGGCCGTACACCCAGTGCAATGTTGGGATCAAGTGCCATTATTCGTCCTTAACCAATTGGATTATTGGAAAAAGTATCATATCCAGGATACCCAGCACCAACACCCCCGCCACCGGCGTTTCGGCTGTTCAGCGCATTGATCAAATTGTTGTTGCTGGTATAACCCAAGTATGAGCTAAGTCCACTATTCATAGCGTTGGCAGAACCCACAAGCCCTGCGGCATTAGCGGCAGCGCCGCCCGTCATGTAGTTTCCAACATTGGCGGCATTTGTAGCGCCAGCTTGGTTTGTAAAGTTGGTTGCACTTTGACCAACACCAGCCAGACTTTGAAGGGGACCCAGCGCAGCGTTGCGCTCAGTCTGATAACGATTGAATGCGTTTTGATATTCTTGAGAACCCATGTTTTGACCGTAAGCCTGGGCCGCTTTGAGCGCGTTACCAGAGATCAAACCACCACGAGCTGCGGCATTTTGATTCAATGCCTTATTGCCTTCGCTTAATCTGAATGCGTAGCCAGGGTCTTGGGTCCAATCGGTTTCAGCAAATGGCGTGTAATTCATCGCCATCGGAGTCAATTTATTCAGCGCACTAACACCAGCTTCGCGCCAAGGTGCCTGATCAGCGCGAGTCTGGTTGTATTGAGCATTAGAAATGTTTGATGCGTTGTTTGCAGCATCGGCTTGCATTGACGCAGCGCTTCTGGACGAGCTTGAGCCAAGAAGTGAACTTCCAATAATTGCTGCCGGAAGCATCCATGTCATATTAAACTCCTTTGCTCATATGTTGAGCAATTTGTTGAACTTGCTCTGCATTGATTGGAGCAATAATTACATCATCAATTTTTTCTTCATCCGTGCAATCTGTTGCATGAATGCAATACCAAATAACGTCTGTGAGTGATTTTACGCCATGATGCTTGCCAGCGGAAATTGTTAAGCAAGTAGGGGCATGAACAATTGACGATGAACCGTCAACAATCAATTCAATTGAACCCTTGGCCAAAATTGATAAGTGATCAAATTTATGCGTGTGTTGCATTAACCAGCTTCCAGCCGGAATAACTGCTTCCTTGGCATAAACGCCACCACCAAAATGGTGTTGCACATCAGGTTCAATAAAATTCACAATCAACCCTCATACATGATGTTTACGCTACCGGCGTCAAAAGCATCAGTGCCGCCGACTGTCGTAAGGCGCAGGCGGTCCAGGGTGCCAGAAAGAGCAGATTTATATCCACCAATTGGGTATGACGTACCTGCGCTTGAACTGCCTGTTGCACCAGATGCCACCCAAATGTTTGAGCCAATTGTCAATAATTGAACCGCTCCACCTAAAATAACAGATGCTGAATTTGCGCCACCAGTAATGCCAAAACCTGTGGTAAAAGTTGCAGAAGCGGAAACGCGCATTGTGGCTGAACTGTATCCAGAAGTGTCAATTGACCCAGAACCAATTTGAACAATCAGATCAGAAGTTCCGTTTGTACTTACACCATTGAGCATTACAGTAATTCGCTTCACCCAGCTTGGGATGCTAGTGAAATCGATACTGGTGCCCGAAGTGGTAGCCTGAGTGGTGGCCAAAGTCAACTCGGTAAAATACAGCCAATCAGTACCCAAAACATTGTTGGCGCTGGTTGTCAGCCGTTTCCAGCCAGAGACGCGCCCAGCCGTCGAGGACTCAAACACGATGTCACCTGCGGTGAACGTGCCGCTAGTCGGGTATGACGTGCGCAGGTCAACAATGTTGCCGCTGGCGAATTGAATGCCTTGATCTGAGAGTGCTGTGGTCATTGTTTAGCCTTATCGAAGTTCATTCCATACAAAAGTTAATCCGCTACCACCAGCTACTGTTGACGATGTAATAGAATAAGTTGCCCCAGGTGGAACAACAAATACAGCCGATGCTGTTAATGAATCATTTGGTGTATAAAAATAAGAGTTCATTATTGTTACACCTCCAACAACAGTAACTAATGAAATACCAGTGTTTGGAAATGATGATTGATTAGTTTGATAATAGGCACTGACCATAATTGGCCTATTCGTGTTGTTTGTATAAGGTGTTCCTGAATTTCTACTTCCTGAAAGATTTTGCCATGTTTGACCAACACCCATCGGTCGCAAGTCATATCCGCTTGAATCAGTTGGCACGCCTGATGCGCTAATGTTAATTGCAT